TCAAAACTCATTATTATCACGTTCCTTTTTCTTTAATGCCATAAGCATATTATATGTTGTTTCTAAATCTTCGGGAGTAGCATCTTTTGCAGCATCGAAAAGTACACGCAAATCTTTGTTTTCAAATAGTTTTTGTGCCATCTCAGCGGTTTCATTATTCAAGTAATATCTTGCCTCATCACCTTCTTTGCTATCTCCTGTTAGTAAATATTCAGATGTTACACCTAAATATTCTGCAATATCTAGTAATCTATCTGCAGGAAATACTCCCTTTTTTAATTGACCAATATAACCATTTGCATAGCCGAGATCACGCTCAACTTTAGATATTGGGATTTTTCGCTCTTTGCATATCTCTTTTACTCTTTCTACGCTGTTCATAGTATCCTCCGATCAAAAATAGGCGAAAGCCTAAAAAATAGGTTGACAAATTAGAGAATACCCTATATAATGAACCTAAGATTTAGGCGAAAGCCTAATTCAAAAGGGCATATATAGAGGATAATCTCGTAATTGGTGGTGCTTTTATTTTAGATTATTCTCTATAAAATGTCAATAAATAATTAGATTTTTACCTATAAGAAAGGAGGTTAGACATTGATTTTAAAAAGGGTCGAAGCACTGTGTAAGAAAAAGGGCGTATCAATATCGCGACTCGAAAAAGATTGCAATATAGGAAATGCGACCGTTAAAAAATGGGACGAGTCAGCGCCTAGAGTTGACACATTAAAAAAAGTTGCAGACTACTTCGGTGTATCTATCGAATACTTCCTAGAGTAGTGTAACAGGAAAGGTGTTCGATAAACATGACTTTGAAGCAGAAGAGGAGGTGAAGGTAATAATGAGAATAAAAATAATTTTTCACATAACAAGGATGGACGATGTTAGTGATGTTTTGAAGAAAGCAGAAGAATTAAAGAAAGAGAACCCCCATACAGAAATTAGTATAGAGGTTCTAATATAGAAAGATTATTTCTTTCTGATTTCGATGGCTTTTAACCCAGTTGTAGAAATTGTGTAACTTGTACTAGAACTATACAGGTAAATCTCTGAGTGAATCCTAAAATGCTGAGATGCAATTTCATCGCCCGAATATGTTCTTATTCCGGATGAAGTAGGAATTTCGATTTTATCTACATTCGTGCACAAGTGATCATTTCCATCGAAATATGAAAAATAAACATCATACATATAGTATCTCTCCTTTTCATAATACTCGGCATGGCAGTGCCTGTATTAACAGTATAGGAGAGGTGGAGGAGAATAGCAAGTAGCATGCAGATCAGCTGTCAATAAAACGGACAGAAGAGAAAGGAGAGTGATTAAGTTGGCTATGGAGATGCTTGATAGAGAATTCCGAGAAGACCAGAGCGCGATATTAAGCAATGAGATTTCGCGGTGTATGATTCAGAACAATATGACATTGGAGAATCTGGACGAGGCGTGCGAGATTGTACGTGAGGTGTTTAGAAAGAACGCCACAATGAAAGGCTGACGAAAAGCCAGCCCCATTATTATCCCTTGTGGCATTCACGGCAACAATGATAACATCCGTCAAACTTTTTATCGGGATAAGCAATCTGCGCAGCAATTATAGCTGCCTGACAAGAACTGTATCTTCCAATATACTGTCTGTTAAGTTCGGATGGAAGATAATAGCAGTTTTCTGTATGTACTTCATAATTGCCGTTAATATCTGGATAGATATAAAAATAGTAATTTTGCATCATGATGGAACTCCTTTCGTAGTACTCGGACATGCCAGTGTCCTGTATTTACAGTACAGGGGATTTCATTGGACAACGCAACAAGTACAAACAGTGTTTCATAAGCTTTAGAGAGGTGGTGTAAATGACCATAAAAAGCATTGTAGTAATTGACGGAAAAGAAGTAGAGGTTAAGGAACTGGAAGATAAAGAGGCATTTGCAGAAAGTGTTAACCAAAGGGTTCTTTTTGACAGAAACTACATAATAGAGAAAACCGCGTAAGCGGTAGAAAGGAAGGACAAGCATGGAAGAGATTAAATTACCGACAGTGCCGGAGCTGGAGCTGATCCCGATCGAGCGGAGAAATTTTCCGGAAGAGGATCACAAGCAGGAGAAAATTCAGCACAAAAGAAAAGAAAGAGACAATGCTGCAAGAGGACTGATCGCGGTAACGGTTGCCAGCATGATGTTAAACGCGGTGATGGCTGTGATTATTTACATCCTGCAGGCAGGACCGATCTAAGGGAGAGGACAAAAAATGGATGTAAAGGTAAAGAAAGATGCCGAAGAAGAAATGAACTGCATCTTAGATCTACTTGAAGAATGGTGTCTGAAATACGATCAGGATTATGCAAACGCGGTTGTACTTGTAAAACATGATCAGATCACATCGTGGGGAAGTATAGGCAATCACGAAGATTTTGACGTTTACAGAACAAAAGAGCGCCCATAAATGAGGCGGCAACCTCAGGGCGCATAGATAAATAATCAACATTATTGTAACAGAAAGGACGAGAAAAGTGAAGAAATTTGAATTAACAAATGAATTTGTAACAAATATGTTCGGGACAAAGCTGTTCCGCATCCGTGCCCTTGTTGAGTTCGGCGATGTGGAAGCCGGAGAACTTGGCGGGTATGTGGAGAAGGAATCAAACCTTGGTCATGACGACAATGCGTGGGTGTACGACAATGCGTGGGTGTACGGCAATGCGCGGGTGTACGGAGATGCGCTGGTGTACGACAATGCGCGGGTGTACGACAATGCGTGGGTGTACGGAGATGCACAGGTTTCCGGCGATGCGCGGGTGTACGGCAATGCGTGGGTGTACGGAGATGCACAGGTTTCCGGCGATGCGCGGGTTTCCGGCAATGCGCGGGTGTACGACAATGCGTGGGTGTACGGCAATGCACAGGTTTCCGGCAATGCGCGGGTGTACGGCAATGCGCTGGTGTGCGGCAATGCGTGGGTGTACGACAATGCGTGGGTGTACGACAATGCGTGGGTGTACGGCAATGCACAGGTTTCCGGCGATGCGCGGGTGTGCGGCGATGCGCGGGTGTGCGGCAATGGGGACTATGCATACGCTCACGGTTTCGGATCTGTCAACCGTACAACGACCTTCTTCCGTCTCAAAGATGGCGGCGTGGGTGTGCGGTGCGGATGCTTCTACGGGACGCTTGCACAGTTCCGGGATAAGATCCGGGAGACACACGGAGAAACAAAGAAGGCACAAGAATACCTGATGCTGGCAGACCTGATGGAACTCAGATTCGAAGAGGATGAAAACGAAGTAGGAAATAGAAAATACGTTGAGTAATGAAAGAAGATAGTGTGATGTTAAATGCGGTGATGGCTGTGATTATTTACATCCTGCAGGCAGGACCGATCTAAGGAGGTGAACAAAGAAATGAACGAAGAAATAAAGAAAGACGCCGAAGAAGAAATGAACTGCATCTTAGAACTGCTCGAAGGATGGTGCCTGAAATACGATCAGGATTATACAAACGCAGTTGTACTTACAAAAAACGATCAGATCACATCGTGGGGAAGCATAGGCAATCGCGAAGACTTTGACGTTTACAGAACAAAAAAGCGCCCATAAGAGGCGGCAACCTCTAGGACGCATAGATAAACAACCAAGATTATTGTACGGGAAAGAAAGGAATTTGTAAAGATGATTAAATGCAGTAAAGGCAATGTGGAAATAAAAGGAAATTTAATATTATTAGAAGCAGAAACAGTCATGATATTAAGAGGAATAAGAAACATCCTCGAAGAAGAGTACGGAAAAAAACACGCAGAAAAGTCAATGCAAAAAATAGTTAAAACATCCACAATGACGCAAGAAGAAATAGAAGAGGAAATAAAAAAATCAGCACAAGAAATAGCGAGAGAAGCAGCGAAACACCTCATGAAATGAAAGAAGAAGTTATTTTGTGGATCATCCGCTGGGGAGATCCGTACGCATTAGAGTGCAAGGCAATGACCAGATCGGAAGTCGAAGCGTATGCGCGCGAAAAGCAAAAAAAGCGCGGCGGTACATATGTAATCAATTAAAAAAAGCGCATCACAGCAACTGATGCGCTTAAAAGATGGCGTTCCCGCCTCTTGTTAGGACAAATATATTGTATCAAATAAGAGGCGGGAAGTCAAGCGATACACGCGGGGACTCCCGCTTTTAAACCTCGATAAAGATATTAAAGTTAGGACAGATAAAAGATGGCAACACGGAGAAAAACGTACAAATTACGGGGCGGAGACGTCTACGACGTAGAGGAATATCCAGACGGAAGATATGGAGCAAAAGGAAAGGCACGGCAAAAGAAAAAGAAACCGACGCCGGAACAGATGGCGGCAGTCAACCAAGCCAACCGAGCGAAGATATGCAGACGATTACTGATCGAATATTTTGATGCAGGAGACTACTTTGTAACATACACCTACAAAGTCGAGCAAAGACCGAAAGACATGACAGTGGCACTAAAAGACTTACAAAAAGCACTCCGAAAGCTCCGTCCGAAATATAAAAAGGCAAACACTCCGTTTTACTGGATCAGAAACATAGAGCGGGGCACAAAGGGTGCATGGCACATCCATCTAGTCATTAAAAAAACATCAGGGGCGGCAGAATGGATCGAAGATGCATGGGAACACGGAGCAATCTATATTACGCAGATCAAAAAAAGCCGGTTTTACGATGAGGATTTTACAAAACTGGCAAACTATATGACAAAAAACGAAAAAACAAGAGAAAAACGATCGGACGGAAGCAAAGGAAAACCGCGACTAAAAGAAGCAAGCTACAACCATGCGAAAAATATGCCGTTACCCGAACCGAAATCCCAAAAACTTGTACGCTGGCAAAAAGAAGTAAAACCCAAAAAAGGCTATTACATCGCAAACAGTTACGAGGGGATCAACCCGGCTACGGGGATGAGATACCGCAGATACACACTGATCAGAATCCACAGGAGGATTTAAAATGAAAACAGTAAATATCTACATAGAAACCACCATAAAATCCCCCATTGTAAAAGATGGGAAATACGCATCCGCCCTAGTATTTACTAGGTCAAACGGAGAAGAAGCATACCGGGTCATGAGTGGCGAAGAGTGCGAATCTACTTACAACAGATTGACGCTGATCGCAATCATAAAATCATTACAAAAATTAAAAGAGCAGTGTCATGTTGTAATTCACACTGATAACGCTTATATCAAAAATATTTCAGAACAAGGAGCGCCGGAGAAGTGGCGGCGATCCGAGTGGAAAAAAGCCACAGGCGCGGAAGTCCAAAATAAAGAATTATGGAAAATGTACCTTGAGGAAGCGGAGAAACACGAAACGGAATTTCGCTTTTGCGCCAGCAATGATTATCAGGGATTGCTAAGAGAAGAACTAACATAAGGAGGACACCATGAGAATTACAAAAGAAGCAAGATGCGCGAAAAACGCAAGGGAATACATCGGCAACCGCCCAAGACTCGTTGAAGGAAAGATATATACGTTGATTTTCCGGCAGCAGCCGGAAAGAAGCGAAAAACACACTGCCATCAAGAAACGGATGCGCTTTTTAAAAGCGTTTCCACACCACGCACTTTTTGAAAACCCTTACGGGATCAAAAGGTCGTTTACTTGGTGGGAAGTGGAAAAATTACTGAAAGGAGAGCAGATATGATACAAGATATTGCAATCGAACAGTTAGACATACACCCGCAGAACGTGCGGAAGGTATACACCGACATTGACGAGCTGGCGGAAAGCATAAAAGCTCGTGGCGTAATGCAAAATTTGACTGTAGTACCAAACCCGGACAAAAAAGACCACTATCTTGTAGTGATCGGAAACCGAAGACTGACGGCAGCGAGAAAAGCGGGATTGAAAACAATGCCCTGTTCCGTTGTGGAAATGACGGAAAAAGAGCAAATATCAACGATGTTGTTGGAAAACATGCAGCGCAGCGATCTATCAGTAAGCGAGCAAGCACAAGGATTCCAGCTCATGTTGGATTTGGGAGAAACAGAAACAACAATCGCGGAAAAGACCGGATTTAGCAGAAATACAGTACGACATAGGTTAAATCTTGCAAAACTGGATCAAGAAACACTTACGAGGCGCGAAGAAAATAAGGACTTCCAACTCACATTAACGGACCTTTACGAGCTGGAGAAGGTACAAGACATCAAAAAAAGGAATGAAATCCTTAAGACTGCAGTATCGTCACGCGAAATCGCATGGAAAGCAAAACAGGCCGTGAAAGAAGAAAAAATAAAGAAAAACGCTCAAATAGTGTTTGAAATACTGGAAGAAAAAGGAGTAAAAGCCGCGCCGAAAAGAGCGAAAGAAGAAAGATGGACCGGAAAATGGAAAGAGATAACAAATATTGATCTATCACAGTGGGAGGATCAAACAAAAATCGATCTGCAAGACACAAAAGATCAGCTCTATTATTATCAATACTACGATAGGATCTATGTAGTAAAAAAAGTAATACAAAAAGAGCGGGAAAAAACGGAACAGGAAAAGAAAACGGAGAAAATCAAGGAAAACAAAAGAAAAATAACGGAAATCCTGAAAAGGATGAGAAGGGAAAGGAACGATTTTATTAAAGAACTTGTGTCGGGAAAAATCACAATACCGAAAGAAGTTGATGTAAAAGAAACAGGCTGGAAGATCATGATAAACCGGATAACGGACGGCGGAAGCGTAGCACACATGAACGCGGTGTATGGATTTTACGGGATCGAAAACGCGTACGAAGCGAAAGAAGAGGAAAAAGAACGGATCGAAAAAGAATTTGCAGAAATAAGCCAAGAAAAGCAAATGCTGATCCTCTTGACTCGGACGGCAGAGCCGTACGAAGCAACTGACTATTACGGACACTACGAAAAAGGGATGAAATGCCTAAGAGACTTCTATAGATTACTTCAGCAGATGGGGTTCTCATTTCGATCACTGGAAGAACTAAAGATCCTAAACGGGACTCATGAGTTATACACACAGGAGACGGAAGATGAGCATTGACTATTCGGACATGGCTTTCCCGAAGCCGAGAAAGAAGAAAAAACGGAAAATCCACAAAAAAAGCATTTTAAACAGTCAAAAGGGCATTTGCTACTTATGCGCCCGGTTAAACGGCGACTATTCCGTAAAGCAGACGGAAGAGCATCATATCCTGTTCGGGGCAGGACAAAGAGCGATATCTGAAGAAAACGGGTTAAAAGTAGACCTGTGCATTGAGCATCATCGAACGGGGCAGCAGGCAGTACACAACAGCCGAAAAACAAGGGAGCTGCTCTGTAAAATCGCACAAACAGAGTTTGAAAAGGTTCACACCCGAAAAGAATGGGAACAGATCGCAAGGAAGAACTACCTCTAGTACCTCCGCCATATGGCGATGATACATATAAAATGTCACGCGCAACCAGTAAATACAGGGTTCCCCGCCGTTTTGTGCGGCGGGAGAAAGGAGAAAAACGTGAGGATCTTAAAAATAAAAACAAAAACAGGCATCAAGACCGTTTATAACGTGATTGATTGGGGTTGGAACGCAGAAACAGGCGATCTTTACTATAGATCGGGAAAAGAATTGCATCACAAACGCTGTATAAGTGTCGAAGAAATTATAGTATAAAAGGATAGAAAAAAGGATCAATCAAAAACCTGCTACAAACAGTAATTACTGTTTTGAAGTGGGATTTTGACATCTCGAAAAAAAGGATGAAAAAGAGGAAAAACAATGGCAAAAAGAAACGATTACATAACAGGACGGGAAGATGGATTATTAATGGCGCTTGAAATCGTCAAAAATGAGGGTGTCGAAGCGTTGGAAAAAGAAATCAAATTCAGGAATGTCACCGGAATCCGTACCGCCTTAGCAAAAAAAGACATTAACAGGGCGACAATCAAGATCAAAGAACAGACAGTAGACACAGTAACAATCCTTTCCGTGGCAACCTTACATGACGAGTTCGGCTTCGGAACACAAAGATGCGACCGATTTATTAAACGATTTAACAAAAAAGCAGAATGCATCATGGATGACATGGCAAGCTGGAACGATTATATAAAAACGATCAAAGAGGAGCTAGGGATTGAGCTGGGGATCAGAGAGAACAAGTAAGGGACGAAGAAGAAATTGCAGAACATGACACATATGAATACAACATCTGGAATATACGGGAATTAGATTAGAGTTTTAATGAGGTAGAAGATGAATAGACAAATACTTTTTAAAGCAAAGAGAAAAGATAATGGTGAATGGGTGGAAGGATATTATGTTTATTGCAGGAAACGCCGCTATATTCTCCCGATCCTAAATAAAGAAATAGGTTTTGATGAAAGAGAAAATGAATGGATTGAAATCGACCCCGGCACCATCTGCCAGTACACAGGACTTACTGACAAGAACGGTAATAAGATTTGGGAGAATGATATCTGCAATAGAAAAGAAAAATATCCTGAAATCGTGACATACAATAAAGGAGATTGGCAGTTAGATTACAGTTATGTATTTGGAAAAGAGATGCACACAGACGCCTGCAATCTTGGTTTTTATGTATGTGAAAGGAACTGTGTTGAAGTAATCGGCAACATTTTCGATAATGCAGATTTGTTGGAGGTAGAACGATGAATGTACTAGAGAAGATTTTGGAAGAAATTGAAAGTAGAGAGTTCACAAATACGACTATTAGACACAGCACGGCCGTAAAAATGAAGGACATTAGAAGCATCTTTCGCAAGTACATGGACAAAGCTACTTACAAAAGATCTGATGATTTGATAGACCGGAAAACACTGAAAGAGGAAGTAGAAAGCTTCAGAATAACAATTACTGGAATGCGAAATGGGAAAACAATAACTGCTTGGGCATTAAGAGAATATAAGAAAAGCATATTGAGAATAATTGATGAGCAGCCTTGTCATGGTGAGGGTATAAATATCCCTACTGATGATGGCTGGATTCCAGTAGAAGAGAGATTGCCGGGAGAAGGGCAAAAAGTTTTGGTTTGGTATGAATATTGCCGATACGGAGAATACAATCGTATGCTTAAAACATATGGTATCGGTTGGCAATTTGATGGACATTGGGGTGGAGATGTGAGCGGAACAAAAGCAAGATGTATTGCTTGGCAACCGCTTCCAGAACCGTACAGACGATTTAAGAAAGAGTTGTCATAAAAAGGAACACATTATGAGCAGATTTATGAAAGTAGAGTAGGAGCTGATACATTGAGCAACACAAACAAACCAAGTGCTGCCGCGCTGATCCGAGCGCAGGGGCAGCAGATCCGGCGAGAGGCAGCGTGGGAATATTTACAGAGACGATGTGGATTAAGGGGTGATGCGGATGGAGATAACGAAGGAATTGCTCCAGGGATACCGGAGTAAAAAGGATGAGATTCTGGAGCTGGATTACATACTCAAAAACCGATGGAGAGATGAGGGGTTGATCGGGAATGACGTAATCTTTGATTACAGCAAGGGATACCCCATGCCACAGGGCGTGGTAGGATTTGACAAGGAGAAGTATGATCGCCTTCAGTGTCGGGATCAGCGACGGAAGGAGCAGCTGGAGCAGGAATGCGAGGAAATCGAGACTTTTATCGAAAATATTGATGAAAGCCTGACGAGACGGATATTCAGAATGTGCTTCGTAGATGGGCGCAGACAAAAGGATGTGGCTAAGGCAGTACATTTAGACAGAAGTCGCATAAGCAGAAAAATAGATAGTTATCTCGAAAACGCACACAAAGCACAAAACGCACATGTATAATAATACTAGAGCCAAAAGGCAAAGCGCCTGCGGCTCTTCCCCCTACTCTTGCGTAAACCAAGTAAAGACGCCCTGCATTTGCGGGACGTTTTTCTTATGTCCATTTAATGGAGTATATCATCAACGGCAGATGTGCAGGGTAGCGCCCTGTGTCCCGGTTCAATTCCGGGTGCTCCGCTTCACCTCTTGAAATAATACCCACGATGTATTACAGAAAGAGGGTTGATAAAATGAATAGCTTTATAAGCTGGATCGGTGGCAAGAAACTACTGAAAAGAAAGATCATGGAACAGTTTCCAAAGAATTTTGACAGATACATTGAGGTATTTGGTGGAGCCGGATGGGTGCTGTTCGACAAAGAAAAGCATGCGGACATGGAAGTATACAACGATGTGAACGGAGAACTGGTGAATCTGTTCCGGTGTGTAAAATATCATCCAGATGCATTACAAAAAGAGCTGGACTGGACGCTGATATCCAGGGAACAGTTTTTCAACTGTGTTGCCCAAAATGAGATTCAGGGCATGACAGACATACAGAGAGCAGCGAGGTTCTACTGTCGAATAAAACTAAGTTTTGGTGCTGACCTTGATTCGTTTGGTGTGCGACCGAGGAATATGCAGAAAACAATCGCCTATTTGCAAGAAGCATCGAAGAGATTGAATAGAGTAGTAATTGAGAATGTCGATTTTGAGCGTCTTATAAAAACGTATGACCGGGAGTCGGCATTATTTTATTGCGATCCGCCGTATTACGATGCAGAAAAATATTATCCAGACAAGTTTCAGCCGGAAGATCATGTGAGACTGAGGGATACGCTTTCCCGGATTAAAGGTAAGTTTATCCTGTCTTACAATGACTGTCAGGAGATCCGGGACTTGTACGCAGGATATGATCTGATCGAAGTAGATCGGCAGGATAATCTTGTAACGAAAACTAACCCACGTCGTTACAGGGAGTTAATTATAAAAAATTATTAGAAAAAAGTGGGTATTATTTCGGAAGTGGATGAAAGGTGGTGAGCCCGGATGACAAAAAAGCAGAAAAGATTTGTAGAAGAATATTTGATTGATCTGAATGCCACTCAGGCAGCCATTCGGGCGGGGTATTCTCCGGCCACGGCAAAAGAGATCGGATGTGAAAACTTAACAAAACCTAACATTTCAGAAGCAATCGCGAAAGCAATGGCGGAACGTTCGCGAAGGACAGGGGTTAATCAAGATCGCGTACTTCAGGAGTTGGCCAAAATTGCATTTGCAAAGATCACGGACGCAGTGGATCTGAAAACAGCAACCGTGAGGGAAGATGCCTCCGAAGATGATTTGGCATGTATTCAGTCGATTAAAATAAAACCGAATGAGTTCGGAACAGAAAGAGAAATCAAAATGTACGACAAAAGGTCTGCGTTAGTGGATCTTGGAAAACATCTTGGATTATTTAATTCCGATAAGGAACAAGAAAAGCCGATTCAGATCACTTTTGTGAAAGCGAGCGAGAAGCAAGATGGCGGATAATATTGATTTTGCATTAAATGATCACTTCTATGATTTTGTGGATGACTGGAACTATAAATTTTATTTTCTAGTCGGTGGATATGGCAGCTCCAAGAGTTATCATGTAGCCGTAAAACTGATTAAAAAATTGCTTGAAGAGAAACGAAAAGCTTTGGTTGTCCGAGAGGTTTTTGATACAATCAGAGACTCTTGTTATGACCTCCTACAGGAAGTCGCTGAAGCTATGGGTGTTGATGGCTATTTGACGTTTACATCATCGCCGATGCAGGTCAAGTTTAGTAATGGCAGCAGGATTATTTTTAAAGGGATGGACAAACCGGCAAAATTAAAATCTTTGAACGGTGTATCCATCGTATGGATTGAGGAGTGTTCAGAAGTGAAATACGCAGGATTCAAGGAGATACTCGGACGTTTGAGACATCCGACTCTAAGCAATCATATCATTCTATCAACAAACCCGGTCAGTAAAGGAAACTGGTGTTATAAATATTTCTTTCAGGACAAAAAGAAGAAAGTATTTGTTTTAGATGATGAGAAACTATATAAAGAGCGAACCGTAGTTGTCGGGAACACGTACTACCATCATAGTACTGTTGACGACAATTTTTTTGTGCCTAAAGAGTATGTGGAGCAGTTGGATGACTTGCAGACACATGACCCGGATTTGTACCGTGTGGCAAGGCAAGGGCGGTTCGGAGTAAATGGATCGCTCGTGTTCCCGCAGTTTGTTGTAGAGCCTGCAAATCAGGTTGAAAAGGAAATTAAAGCAATTAGAACCCCACTTGAAAAGAATGGTATGGACTTCGGTTTTGTTACATCATACAATGCTGCGCTTCGGATGATTGTGGATCACGACGAAAAGATTTTATATATTTACCGAGAATATTACAGTCGGAATAAAACAGACCCGGAGATTGCGGAAGATATGAAAGACTGGAAGGATATTGTGATTAAAGCAGATTGCGCTGAACCAAAGGCAATAAGATATTACAAACAGTCAGGCTTCCGAATGAAAGCGTGTAAGAAGTTCAAGGGCAGCAGGGCGATGTATACGAAGAAAGTAAAGCGATTTAAAAAGATTGTATGCTCCGATGCCTGTCCGAATACGATCGATGAGCTTCAGGATTTGACCTTTGCGGTAGATAAAGATGACGAGATCATCGAAGATGAATTTAATATCGATCCGCATACATTATCGGCAATATGGTACGCTCTAGACGATTACGAGGTTTCGGACTTAAAAGGCGGCGGATTAAGAACACTTGGAACGAGGTGACAAGGTGAAAATAAAAGAATTATGGAACAAAATCAGAAAGGGCGTGAAAGCGGGAATGGCAGCGGCAACAGAGAGCAACGTACTTACGGACAACAGAGTTGTAAGTATGATAGAGAAATTTAAAGCTTCGGGAAAATATAAGTTGATGCAAGAGGGGGAACGGTACTATCAGGCGGATAACGATATTAAGAACCGAAAAATTACAAGGAAAGTAGACGGGCATAAAGAGGAAGAGACATGGAGGGCGAACAATAAACTTGCCCATGCGAAGTATAAAATTCAGGTAGATGAGAAAATTGCATACTTGCTTACTAAGCCGGTTACATATAAAACAGACGGAACAGATAAAAACGACACTTATGTCGAAAAGGTCAAAGATGTGCTTGGGAAACACTTTCAGTATCAACTTACACAACTCGGATATGAGGCGTCAAACAAAGGGATCGGATGGTTGCATGTATATCTTGATCCGGAAGGAGAGTTGAAAACAATCGTGATCCCGGCGGAGCAGTGCATTCCGTACTGGTCGGACAGAAGCCATACAGAACTGGATGCCATGATCCGGGTATACAATACGACGGTATGGCAGTATAACCAAGAGAAAGAGATTACGAATGTAGAAATTTGGACAAAGGACGGCGTAAAATATTACCGTTTAGAAGGACAAATGCTCGTCTACGACAATGATAAAAGTATGGATGCAGGCGGACCCGTAGCGCATTATAAAAGTGTAGAGGAGTGGAAAACGTGGGGGAAGGTGCCATTCATTCCGTTTAAAAACAATCAGATCGAAATGCCGGACATCAAATTTGTAAAGAGCTTAATTGATGGCTATGATTTAGGGCGCAGTGAAGCGGCGAACTATATGGATGAGGTCAAAAACCTGATATTTGTCTTAAAGGGGTATGGAGGTCAAAATCTATCAGATTTTATAAAACAGCTCAATGAAGACAGAGCAATTTTGATCGACGACGCAGAAGATGGAGGCGTCGATACGCTTACGCCACAAATGGATATTACTGCATTGCGAGAGCACTACGAGCAGTTAAACCGCGATATTGTAGAGAGTGGGCAATCGGTAAATAAAGACTTGGACAAATTCGGATCAGCGCCGTCTGGCGTGGCTTTGAAATTCATGTACAGCAGTCTTGACCTTAAATGCAACCTTATGGAAACGGAGTTCAGCAGAGGGTTTGAAATGCTATTGTATTTTGTGGATCTGTATTTGCAGATTTCCGGACAGGGAGATTACGAAAAGATTGATGTAGAGTTGGTCTTTAACAGAGATATGGCGATAAACGAGGCGGAGCAGATTCAAAATTGCAGCAATTCCCAAGGAATCGTATCAGATGAAACACTGATCGCGCACCATCCTTTTGTGTCTGATGTGGAAGAAGAACTGGAAGCGTTGAAAAGGCAAAAGGAAGCATATAGTCCGTCGTGGGATCAAGCGCCGATTGTAAAGGATGAAGGAAATGGAGAAGAATAGCGAATACTGGGAAAAGAGACTTGCGTCGGAAACGTGGAAAACTTACAACTCACTGGAAGAAAAGAACCGGGAACTGTTGGAGTTTTATATCGATGCGAGCGAAAGCGTAAAAGATGAACTCTATCGGCTGGCAGAGAAGTACAGCAAGGATGGGGTTCTTTCTCTTTCTGATATGCATAAACAGAACCGTCTCACAGAATTGAACGGAAAGTTTGAAAAGATCATAGAGGATCTTGGACATTCAACGGAAGCATTTGCAAAGAAAAACATGCAGGATGGATTCAAAAAAGTGTATGCGGATACCGCGGCAGGCATGGGAGATCTTGATTTTTCAATGCCGAATAAGAAACTGATGGAGAAGCTGATGGAAACACCGTGGCGAGGGGATAACTTTTCGGGAAGACTCTGGAAGAATCAAAAGAAATTGGCAGTTAGTCTGAATGATATCCTGCTTACTGGATTGCAGCAGGGAAAAACGGCGGTTGAAATCGCGATCATGCTTCATAACCGTATGGGGCAGGGATTTAATGAATGCCACAGGCTTGTCCGAACGGAAACGATGCATTATTTGAACGATGCGACCTTGCAGCGTTATAAAGACGCAGATGTTAAGTATGTGCAGATTTTAGCAGCAAAAGATGAAAGAACCTGCGATATTTGTGGAGGATATCACGAAAAGGTTTATCCGATCGAGGAGTGTATTCATGTTCCGCTTCACGCAAACTGTAGATGTACGATCATTCCGGTTACGGATGAGAAGTTGATTGTGGAATATGAAAGAAAGCTTGGGAAAAAGATACCTAAGGGTGATATTGCAGATAAGACATGGAAAAAGCGGATTGGAAATATAATGAAAATCTCTATTCCGTATGATGTGTATAAGACTTCGAGAATGAATAAAGCGACAAAAAGAAAGATTGAGAGTGCGATCAGGAGATTAGAAAAAGAGTACACTGTATATTTAGATGGCATTGAAGGCGGGAAAATGAAGAAAGGCGACATTTTTGGAAGCGGCGGTTTCGTTGATGATGATGGCGTATTGCGGTTTGAGTTGCTATTTAATTATAATGTGGATTATCAGAAGGTTGAACGCCGTATGGAATACTTGTATAATATAGGTGAAATGGCAGGAAGTACATTCGAAGACTATATCGCACATGAAATTGCGCACATTTTGCCATTTCAGAATTGTATAACAGAAGAAGATTATAGAAATATGAGAGAAGAACTCCGCAAGACGTTTGTCGCAGGTATTTCAGGGTATTCTGATCGGACATGTGATGGCGCGGAAAGTCTGGCGGAAGCTTTTGTAAGATATAGAAATGGAGAGAGGATTCCGAATGAAGCAAAAGAACTCATCAAAAAATACATATATCCTTGGAGGAAGTAGTTTTGCGCTTCCCAAATGCATGTTATGTGATAATTTTATAGAAGATCACGATAAACATACTATGCGATGCAAAGCATTTCCTAGAGGTATTCCGTCCACGGTAATATGGGAGCCATACGAAAAGGAATGTAATAACGGAATAAAATTTGAAGAAAATGAGTAGATACCACCGGTCGAATACGATTGGTGGTCTTCTTATATTCAGAAAGCAGGAAAGGAGGAAGTGCCATGAAAGCAGTATGCGTTAAAAGTTATTATGACAAGCAGCTGAAGAGGAAAGTCACAGTTGGAGATGAACTGGAACTGACAGATGAGCGGTTCAAAGAGTTGTCTACGGCAAGTAACGACGCAAAAATGGCGTTGGTAAAAGCAAAGCCTGCGAAAAAGGCGGTTGTAAAGAAAGGATAAGGTGATCCTGAATATTTCCCAGCTCCGGGTTACAGAGCACATGAAGCATCCGTAAGGGTGCTATTTTTCTACCCTTTTTTATAGGTTGCAGGGTATAAAGAACAACGGTACATCCCAGTACCGGGAGAGCCGGTATAAAAATCTATGGAGGTAAAGAAAAATGGAGTGGTTACAGAAAATTTTATCAAATGCGGTTTATGCAGCAGACGGGAAGCTGGATGTAGAGGCTACCATGAAAAAGGTGAATGAGGAAGCGCCAAAGCATATCATTCCGAAAGAGCAGTATAACGGAAAGGTGAAGGAGCTTGAGACTGCAAATAAGACAATCGGGGATCTGAAAAAGAACAATGCCGATAACGAGGAGCTTCAGAAGACGATCAAAACGCACGAAGGGACAATCAAGCAGTTAAAAGCTGACCATGAGAAAGAGATTAAAGGCATGAAGATCGATGCGGCAATCAATAAGGCGCTTGCGGATAACAATGCGAAACACGCGGAATTGCTGGCAGGGAAAATTGACCGTGAAAAACTGATCGTTTCGGATGATGGAACAGTTTCAGGACTGGACGAGCAGATGAAAGGCTTGAAGGAAAGCTATAAGGATCTGTTTAATCCTGTTTTGTCGGGAAGAAATCCGGCAAACCCTGACGGAGGTAGTTCAGGGGTAACGGCATTTGATACACTTGTGCAAAACGCCGACAGCATGACAGCCGAAGAAGTGGCGGCACAGTTTGCGGCGATGGCGAAAGAATAAGAAAGAGAGAGGATGAAAGAATATGGCAGCAGATAATTTTAAACCTACCCTTTGGGAGGGAGCGCTTCTTGCGAACTTCCATTCCGTATCGATTGCGGACGTATTGGCAACAAAACCAACAGAAATTAAAGGGCAGAAAGTTATTTTTAACCGAGTTGCAGGGGGGACACTGAAAGATTACTCAGGAAGTGTGGACTGGGATGACATCGACACGACTCCGGTAGAAATGGTATTTGACAAGAAGAAATATTTTGCGTTTGCGTTGGACGATGTGGATAAGGTGCAGTTAAAAGCAGATCTTTTGTCGGCGACAACGAAAGAACATGCGGCGGTCCTTGCGGAGACGTATGATAAAGACTTTTTCGCGGCGTTGTTGGCAGGGACAAAACTTCTGATCGGAAGTTCCTCTGCGAAGAAGAAAGTAACTGCGGCAAGCGCATATGATTACATCGTAGATCTTGGAACGATGCTCTCCAAGAAGAAAGTTCCGAAAGTCAACCGTTTCGTGACGGTAAATGCGGACTATCTCGGATTACTGTCCAAAGATAAGCGCTTCACGGCAAACCCGAAAGTGTTGGAAAATGGAGTGGTAGAGGGTCAGACGATCAATGGCATGCAGGTGATGTGTTCCGAGGAGCTTCCGGCAAATGTCATTATTGCAAACCATAAATCCGCGATCGGTGCGGCGAAACAGATCAATGAAGTAGAAGCGATGCGTCTGCAGAATAAATTTGCAGACGGAATCCGTGGACTTTGTGTGTACGGCGATAAAGTGCTCCGTGACGATGCAAGTGCAGCATTATATTTTGAAGTCGGAACAGCGGCAGATGCAGATCCGATCAACGTCAAGATCACAAACGATACAAAGAGTCCGGTAAACACAAAAGAGGTATCAGCCTAGAGGGGGAGTAATCCCTCTCTTTTTGAGGTGATGAAGAATGGAAAAAAAGATTTTAAAGGAATTGTTGAAGCGTCCGGGAATGTCTGAACAAGACTGGGAGCTTTTGGAAGACATGATCCATGACAGCATCATCGACATGCGGAGTTACTTAAATTATGAGGATGAAGAGTCGCTGCCGGAAGGGGTGATTCCGGCTGTAAAAGAACTGACGCTGATCCGTTTTAATAAAGACGGAGTCGAGGGAATTGCAAGCGAATCCCAAAGCTTCGGCGGAAGTACGACATATATGGATTCTCTGCCGGATCAGGTAAAGCGAACGATCAGAAGATATAGAAGATTACCGAGGTGATAGATATGTCAATTAACAGAGATATGAAACCGTATCGGCTGCAGAAAGAAGAAACTGTCAGAACTCCATCCGGGGCAGAAAAGCAAAAATGGATTGACATGGGTACAGTGGAAGCTGCCGTTTACAAGAAAAATGATATGAAGGTGGCTGCATCTGCGACCTATTTGGAATCGACGCATATAGGACTGACGCGCTGTAAAAGTATCAAAGCAGAGGGATACCGCCTTGTAAAAGACGACGTTGTCTATCGGATTATAGATTGTAATCCGCAGGGACGCATGACGAACCTGTTATTGAAGGTGGTGGAGTGATGGCAGATAATGGCGAATTTGTTAAAAGCATCCGGGACGCAACGGCAAAGATTGCTTTGGACATGGAGAAGAAAGTGTCGCAGGCGTGTCTTGTAGTGGAAGGTGAGGCACGTCAGCTTTGTCCGGTCGATCAAGGTCATCTTAGGGCGTCGATCACAAGTGAGACGGAAATCACAGCAGACGAAATTATCGGCAGGATTGGGAGTAATTTGGAATATGCCCCCTATGTGCACAACGGTACAGGAATTTACGCTGTAAACGGAGACGGAAGAAAGAAACCGTGGGTGTATGAAGTGAAAGCAGGAAAATACAAAGGAATGCATTTTACGGTAGGACAGAGACCAAAACCGTTTTTGACATATGCCATTATCTACAATGCGGCAAAGATTGAGAAAATACTCGGGGGTTGATATGGAGATTAGCATTAAAAACTATATCGAAACGGAGATCCCGAAACTGTCGGGCAAATTATATCCGGTATTTACAACAGTGTTAGATGGCTTAAGTGTAGTTTATACATTTACCCCGATATCCGGCGGACATGTAAAGCAGAGTCAGCTTGAGTTAAGGATCATACATCGGGATTATGATGCTTGCAAAGAAACAGAAGCGAAATTGAAAGATCTGCTCGATATGGAAGAAGATGATCCTTATATTACAACCGGGGATATCCGTTTTCATTCCGCTATAGCGGGCGGAGGAACAATATTTAATGATGGGTGTCAAATGTTTGAAGATACCCTGTATTTTATCATTGATTGGAGGAAACGTAATGAAAAACAATGACGAAATTTTAATCGGAGCGTGTGATGTGTATATGTATGAATTTACCGGAACGGAGATCCCGGAACACGCGACCATTGAAACAGAAGAACATGATGTCGGGCATTGCTCTTCTGGGTTTACCGTAAATTATAAGCCGACAAAATACGATGTGAAAAATCAGTATGGACAGATTGTAAAGTCTGCGATCACAGAAGAGGCGATCTCGGCAAAGACGGGAGTTTTATCGTGGAATCTTGCGAATATGTCTCTCTTATCCACCGGAGTCTACACGGAAGATAAGGAAGGAAAGAAAAAAGATCTGATTTTTACCGGGGATGGAAAGGCATTAAAAACAGTTTTGCTTAGGGCAGTACACACAAAGGAGAACGGGAAAAAGATTCGTTTTACGATGATCGGACAGGGCGGATCGGGATTTGCAATCGCGTGGGAGAACAAAGAAGTAACGATCGATGCAGAATTAACGGCGATCAAGAAAGTAAAAGGTTTCCTTGCAAGTTTTGAAGAAGAACTTACGGACGAAGAAGCGGCGGCGATTGTCGCGGCATAGGAGGGCGCAATAAGGTGTTAGATTTAGATCAATACATGAACAATTCCGTGAAAATAAAGCTGTTTGGGAAAGAATATGATGTATTCGAGCCGACAGTCGGAATGATTTTAGAAATGGATCAGTTAGAGGCGGATCTGTCCGAAGACAATGTATATGAAAAACGGATCGATGCATGCTTGCTCCTGATAAATCATAACAGGCAGGGCAGGGAGTTTACGGCGGATGAGATAAAAAAACTCCCGTTAGAAGCAGTTATCCGTTTGATTGCGGAAGTATCAGCGCTGCGGTTGAAAGCAGATACAGACCCAAACTCCGAATCCCAGTTCCGGAAGGAGAAATCGGAAAAGCAATCTGCGAAAAGTATTTCCCGACAGAGAACTGGGAAAGAGCATACAGCCTAAAAACAGGAATTATAAAAAGAATAAGTCAGTATACAGGACTGAATTTCCGTGAAGTCTTGGAGTTGCCTTATTCTTTTTTCTTGCTCCTAAATCGGGAAAGTTGGATTGCAAGCTATCAATCTTCTAAAGACGGAAGAGAAATTTTGAAAAATTTGTGGAGATTGCAGCAGACGGAAGCGGATGAAGTCGCAATCCATAAATTCGCAGAAGGGAGACGAAAATGGCAGGAGGCATAAAATTAGCACCTCTTTTAACAGAGATCAAAGTTGATATCGAAAACTTTAAAAGCGATATGGAGAAAGCGGCTGCAATCGGAACAAGTGAAGCAAAGCGAATCGGCAAGGAGATGAAAACGACGGCGAAAGTCGGAAAAGAATTCTCTAAAGCAGGGGATCTGCTGACGAAAGGTTTGACGCTCCCGATTGTGGGTGTGGGAACCGCAACAACAAAGATGGCGATTGATTTTGAGAGCAGCTTTGCAAAAGTTAGCACGCTTTTAGACTCAAATGTCGTAGACTTTTCTCAGTATAAAGATGAGCTTCTCAGCGCCAGCAGTGAGTCGAAGGTAGCGGTGGATGAATTTTCAGAAGCTGTTTATTCTTCTATCTCCGCCGGAGTGGATCAGCAAGAAGCAATCCAGTTCACAACGGATGCGATGAAACTTGCAAAAGGCGGTTTTACAGATGGCGCGAAAGCAGTAGACGTCCTCACGACAGCGATTAATGCGTATGGACTAGAAGCGAGTGATGCCACGAGAGTATCCGATTTATTGATCACAACGCAGAATTTGGGTAAAACAACGGTGGACGAACTGGCGTCAAGCATGGGAACAGTGATCCCGGTTGCAAATGCGTCGAATTTCAGCATTGAGGAATTGAGTGCATCTTATGCACAGCTTACGAAAAACGGTGTGGCAACAGCGGAATCTGGAACGTATTTAAAAGCAATGTTGTCAGAGTTGTCAAAAAGCGGAAGTATTGCGGACATAACGCTACGGGAGCTGACCGGAAAAGGTTTTGCAGATCTGAAAAAAGAGGGGACGTCTACAACAGAGATTTTGAGTCTGTTAAATGCAGAGGCACAAAAGAACGATAAGACTTTGAAAGATATGTTCGGCTCTGTGGAAGCAGGATCGGCGGCGTTGGTGCTGTATAAAAACAGCGGCGAAGAATACAACGAAATGCTGCGGGGAATGGAGACAAGCGCAGGGGCGACACAAAAGGCGTTTGAAAAAATAGATGCGACTCCGGCAGAACAGTTAAAAGGCGCATTGAATGAACTTCGGAACGAAGGAGTACATTTTGGTGCAGCGTTTGTTCCGGTAATCGAGAAAGCGTCTGATATATTAGGGGATGCGGCAGAAGCATTTTCCGAATTAACAGATGAGCAGAAAGAGAATGTGGTGCAGTGGGGAATCACTCTTGCGGCAGCAGGTCCGGCGTTAAAACTAATCGGCGGTGGGATTCAAACCTATACTAAGTTAAAGACAGGAATAGGAGCAGTCACAAAAGCACTTAGCGCTTTCGGTGACGCACAAGAGGCGGCAGGCATAGGAGGATCTGTGCTTGCAAAAAGCTTTACAGGCGCTCTGGGAACATGTGCACCCCTTGCGGCAGGTTTAGCAGCGGTTGGCGCCGGAGTATATGCTCTTCATGAGCAAAGCGATGTGCTCAATTCCACAGTCCTTAAATCGAGAGAGGAAATGTCATGGCTGGAAGAAGCACTGGCAGATCTGCAGGGAGTTACAAGGTACACGAAAGATGAACTGGAAGAAATGGGGTATGTACATAAAGAATTCAGCGATGAGTTAAGTCCTGAATTTCAGGAAGCCGTGGAAGAATCTACGAAAAAGGTCCAAGAATTCAGTGTGTACTTGCACGAGATCGGATTTGACGGAATCATGACACAGGAGGAAACCGATGGGTTTACGAAACGGGTCAATGGTATATGTGACGAAGTAATCTCGACGATCGAAAACAGGAAAGAGGAGGCGCAAAGCGGACTGAAAGACCTGTTCATCGCAGATGATCAGGTGATTGATGAAAGCGAACAGAAAGTACTGGAACTGTTGTCGCAATCAAGTGATGCGCAGATTAGTGAAGTACAGACGTTACAAGGTGAAATTCTTGCGATCCAGCAAAACGCAGCGAATGAAAAACGACAGTTGAATGAGCAGGAAATTGCAGACATCCAAAGTAAAAACGAACGGATACGTCAGATTGAGTTGGAAGCGCTGGGAGGAACAGAGCAGGAAATCCTTTATGCAAAAAATGAGTTTGCTGCTCGAGTGCGAACGATGGATCTTGAAAGTGCATCGGAACTTTTACAAGAGAAAGCGAAGATCAGAGATGATGAAATCGTACAGATTCAAGCGGCCTACGACACAGAAATACAGCTACTGCAGAGTAAACTTAGCACATGCAAGGAAGAAGATCGGGCGTATTATGAAGAACAGATCGCAAATTTAGAGCAGGATAAGCAGAAAAAGATTACAGAACAGCGTGACCTTTACGACGAATATCTACGAATTATCGAAGAATACAACCCGAAATTACTGGAGGGAATCAGCGACTTGAATGGTCAGATCCTCACAGGAGAGGAGGAAAGGAATGCTGAATATCTGCAAAAGGTACAGGAAAGGTATGCGGGGTTAGAGCAAATTACAGAGTCAGGATGTTATACCCTATATAACATGGAAAAAGGCACAAATGAGGATATCGTGGTCAATTATGATCAGGCAACAGGGAAGATTGTCGGTCTCTACAACGAAGCATCTGGAACACTTGTTGGATATTCGCAAGAAATCCAAGCTGCGACGATGGAGATGGCACTGAGCGGAAAAGGGTCTTTTGAGATGCTGGGAACATCCTTAGATGGACTGAAAGAGAAGAACGGTGAACTCGTCAATGCGAATGGGGATGTTGTGAGCTCCTTGTCGGACATTAAAAAGTCGGCAGACGGCACGCGGGAAGGAATTGCGATTTTAAACGGAACACCTTGTGAGGTAAAGGTTAATAAAGACGGAACAATCGCAGATTTACGGGCGATTGATGAGGAAGCGAACAACGCCACGAGAGCGAGGACACTGTCGATCACATTAGCAACGAACGCAATAACAAGTGGCATTAACGCTGCGATTTCAGCAGCGCAGGGATATTCTCACTATAACGGACTTGATAACGTACCTTACGACGGATATCAGGCAGTGTTGCACAAAGGAGAGCGTGTCCTGACAGCAGAGGAGAACAAGGCGTATAGTAACGATCCGGGGATTGATTACAATAAGATGGAAAAGTGTATGAAATCTGCGGTCAGGGAACTTACTTTATCAGTGGGCAGCAGGGAACTCGGCAGAATTATGGATGAGCATTTGCGAGAAAGGGGGATTCTGTAAATGGATGTGTATTACATTAATCATTTAAACGAAAAGATTCTCCTCGACTCTGAAAATGTGATTCTGAAGTATCAAGAGTTATTCAACTATTCATGGGATGCAGATACAGATAATGGGAAAATAACGTCATTTACAAGAGAAATGGCCACATATCCCATTACGGTTACTGTAACCGCGGATTCAGATGAGGAATTTGCGGACATCCTGAATAATTTCCACAGCATCGTTGTAAAAGACATCATAAACCACAAACCGGGGCGGCTGTATATTGGAGATCAGTATTTGTCCTGCTATATATCCGGCGATATAAAAACGGATGCGTTTATGGGTGTTCCGATACAGGTTAAAAATCTTACCGTTGTGACGGATCATCCGTTTTGGATTCACGAGGTATCAAGATCTTTCCAGCAGATTATATCGGGGGATGATCCAGAGGGGCATTTAGATTATGAGTATGATTTTAACTATGATTACACAATGCCATATGGCAGTGATTTGATTTGGACAGTAGATCATTTTGCCCCCTGCGAATTTCTTCTGACGGTTTTCGGGCCTGTGACAGATCCGATGATCTTAATTAATGGACATCCGTATCAAGTTTATACATCTCTGGACGAGAATGATTACATGCAGATCAATAGCCGGAATAATACGATTGTTAAATATAGGTCGGATGGAGTCCGACAGGATATTTATGATTCCCGAGCAAAGCAACAGTCAGTATTCGATCTGATTGCGCCGGGAAATATCCGTGTTGTTTGGCCAGGAAGTTTCGGCTTCGATCTTAAATTATACTGCGAAAGGAGCGAGCCGAAATGCAAGACGAAAGGCAGTTGATCCTTGCGGATCAGAATTTCCGGGATATCCGTCCAGTGATGGGAGCGGAAATTGATATGGCGATTGGATCGGATGAAAACGACTATGAAATCAAGATTCGGCGCGATCAGTGGGATGACCGATATAAGTATGGGAATGTGTTTTACATCAATGATACAGAGTTTGGCGGTATTATCGGGAGGAAGAAGATAAACACGACAGACAGCACAATATCTTTATTTGGCAGGACGTGGAGAGGAATGTTGGAAAAGAAAATCATTCGTCCACCCGGCGGGCAGGATTATAAGAAAGTATCCGGTGAACTGAATACAGTGTTAGATGGTCTGATCACAGACTGTTTCGGTGATTATTTTGTTGTATCTCGAAGCGATACGGGAATATTTGTAACTGATTATCAATTTGATAGGTACTGTACTTTACTGGCAGGTCTTACAAAGATGTTAAAAAGTGTCGGGCATCGGTTACAGATACGGTATGTACAGCAGGAGAGAGGGCAACCCGGATACGTGGAATTGTCGGCAGTACCGATTGAGGACTACTCGGAAAAAATTGAACTGTCACAGGACAGCCGGCTGAACTTTACATTTGATGAAAATAAAAACGGGATCAATCATTTGATTTGTCTTGGAAAAGGCGAATTGCAGGATCGGCAGGTGATTGATCTGTATGTCCAGGAGGACGGCAGTATTGGCAGAGATTTGTTTTATACAGGAATCAGGGAAGTTTGTGGAGTATATGAAAATACGTCAGCAGAGCGTGATGAGCTGGAAGAAAAAGGAAGAGAAAAGCTGGCGAAGCTTATGAACAGAACTATTTTTGAAATGAATGTTGAGCAGTTAAAAATGAATGTTGAGATTGGGGATATTATCGGCGGGCGTGATTACGACACTGGGATGTATGCGGCAAAGCCGATTGCAAAAAAGATTTACCGGGTAGCGGGAGGAAAGACCTCTCTTGAATATAAAGTAGAAGGAGATGATTAATTATGGAATTAGTAACAGGAAGATCGGGGAAGCCGCACATCACATCACAGCAGGTTCGGCAGCTTCAACAGGGTATTTTTGGGGCGAATGCCTGTATCCTTAATACGGGAAGTATGCTGACACCGGAAGTGCAGAGCTCAAATAAAATCCGTATCAAAGATGGCGCGCTGATGTTTCAGGGTGCTCTCTTTACTGTTAAAGTTGGGGGTTACGATGAGGTAACTATCAACAATGGTAATCAAGGAATGAAGAGAAAAGATGTGATTGCAGTCAAATATACATATGACTCGTCACGAAACATTGAGTCAGGAGAATGGGCGGTTGTGCAGGGTACGCCAGCGGCAAGTAATCCGGCAGTGCCTAGTATGCCAGTAACGGATGGAGATATTCAGGCGGGTGATGCAGAAGTGTATTGTCCGGTATTTGTAATTAATTTGGATGGGATAAATGTTACGGGCGTCGATATCATACCTCCGATGATGGATGATATGTCTACGATAAATAAATATTTTTCCAAAAGATTAAGATAAGAAAGGACTGATATTTATGAAGCTTATTTTTAATGATGCAACCGAGATTGTTGTTCAGCAGGTTGAATCCCACGGGGATTACCTGCGAATACTGACGGTTGGAAATACTCCGGAACAGTTAAAGGTGCTGTTTACTGACTCTAGTCGGACAGCCCGCATGATTGTACAGGAGCGAGGGCAGACCGTAGCTGCGTATGAGGGATATACAGCATTTTACAGGACGGAGATTTATACCGGGAAGATTTACGGCGTGGTGATGTACAAGCAGGAAACCCTTCCGGAAACGCAATCGCAGATGATTCAGGCCGCTATGCTGGTTGCACAGATGCAGGCACAGACATTTGATGATGAGCGGGCGCAGGCAGTCAAAATACTCTATCCGCAGTGGCAAGATGTAATAGGGCAGACTGTTGAGAAGAAAGGGTATAAGTTTGTGTATGAGGATGTGCTGTATAAGACAATTCAAGATAACTTACTAATCCAAGAGCAGTATATTCCAGGCGATGGAACAGAGAGCATGTATGTTGTTATTGATGAGACTCATGCCGGCACGCAGGAGAATCCGATTCCGTATGCGGGCAATATGGAGTTGGAAAAGGGCAAATATTACATCCAGGATGGAGTAATCTATCTGTGTAATAGAGATACAGAAAACCCAGTGTATCATAATTTAAGAGATTTGATCGGGTTGTATGTAGAGAAGGTGGCAGAATAAGAAAGGCGGGTAGTATATGGCAGAAATCAAGGAAGTAAAGACGGAAAAAATAACCGTAAATACTGGGGAACGTATCAAGATCAGTTTTGAGTTTTGGTATGAGCAGGATTGCCCTTACGACTATCCACAAGACTACCCGATAGCGAGCGAAAGAAAGTGAGGAACTACTAATATGAGTGAAATAACAAGAGCTTATGCCGTATATAAAGGACAACAGTATAATGCGTCATACGATTCTGGAACACAGTTATGGGATGTAGATATCCCATCAGGATCAGAGTCGTCTTATGGGCAGGTGAATCATACATATCCGATTGAGCTACATGCCTTTGATGCAGCTAACAATGAGACAATCATGTATGCCACCGATTCCAAGTATGGAGATCAGTTAAACATCCGTGTACTTGAAAAAACGAAACCGACTGCATCGATTATATCCCCGACACAAGGATCGGTTCTTGGATCGGCAACGCAGGATATAAAGATGGAGCTTCAAGATGCAGGTGGATCCGGTCTTAACATGACGTCTGTAATCTTCAAAGTTAATAGTGTTCAGGTTACACAGGGCGTGTCATGGACAGATCAGGGCGGCAAGAAAGTATGTACCTATCGTGCAGCCAACTTGTCCGATGGTTCTAATAGCGTTAGTCTGCAGGTAACGGATAATGATGGCAATATATCCGATGTCGCGACTGTGGCCTTTGTGATTAGTACTTCAGCGCCAACACTGAATGTAACGAGTCCAACCGAAGGGTTATTGACGAACAGCAATAGGGTTACCGTAGCTGGTACTGCTGCGGCTGGATCTGATGCGGTAACGCTTACAAGCGTTAAGATTAACGGAGAAGTCGTGTCCTTTGGATCAGGTGGGGCGTTTAGTAAGGAGATTACGCTTAGAGAAGGCGAGAATGAAATCACAGTAGTTGCAGAGGACAGCATCGGAAAGACTACATCTGTTACGAGACATGTCACAGTTGATACCAAAGCGCCGATTATATCCGACGTCGAAGCAGAAGCGACCACGGTAAACGCAAATGGTATGATTCGCTTATCCTTTAAGATTGTAGATCCGGCAGATTGATATGATTATCAGAGTATGGGGCATTGTAAACTCTACAGAAGTGGAGTTTACGCCCATCCCGGACCGTCCCGGGTACTGGGAGGGATATGCCCCGCGACTGCCGGGACTGCAGGAAATAGAGGTGTGGGCAGAATCTGACAGCGGACTTAGAGGACATCTGCATTGCACTGTGACGCTTGATTATCACGCGCATACAGAGGCGCGGTTACTGGGAGATCGGACGGAGGCAAGATTGATTGATATGGGCGGCAAGGTGCGCTTGTTACTGCTTCCGTGGGTGGCACAGCTGGTCACGTTCAGAGATGTAAATGTTCTGCAGGAAAATTATATTGCGAAACTGAAAGGTTGCAGAAAGGCGGTGGTATAATTGCTGGAAAAAGTCGGATTTGAACTCGGCGAGAAAAAATATGTTTGTATCAGTGTGCGGAGCACAAATGGAAAGCCGTTTGATGTGACATCAGCAAAGTATGTCTTACGGAATGGGGAACAGGAAGAGAATCTAGGTACATGTGAAATCATGCAGAAAAGCGATACAGAAACCCTCTTATCTGCACTGATCCAACCGATGATCAAAGGTGGATCATACACGCTGGAATTTACATATGAGATTCCGCCGGAGATTCTGAAGCATGAGGTGCGAATATATGTATCATAAGAGATATGACCACATAGAAATCAGAGCAAGACCGTAACAGGTCTTATTTTTATGTATAAATTAAAAGAAGGGAGACTTATATGCCAGACACAGTTGTAGTCGCTGTTTTGTCCTTGCTCGGTACACTGATCGGAAGCTTCGGGGGTACACAACTTATCAAATATAGGATTGAGCAGCTTGAAAAGAAAGTAGAAAAACATAACTCTGTTGTAGAGCGGACGTATTTGTTGGAAGAAAAAATAAAAGTAGCGAATCATCGCATTGATGATTTAGAAAGGGAGGCGAAAGAATGAACATGGAACTTTTGATGCAGTATGTAACTTATTTACTTATGGCGATTGGAGTATTGGCGTTTTTGACCAGTGTTATCACACAGGTAATAAAAGAGATGCCGGGGTTGAAAAAAATCCAGACAAATGCAGTGGCACTTGTGGTGGCCTTGATCTTGTGCCCGTTGGCGGTTGTGATTCTATGTATATACTTTAGCATTCAGATAATTTGGTATTATATTGTTGGGGCCATGATAGCAGCATTTATAGTATATTTAGTGGCAACCGGTGGCTGGGAAAAAGTCGCAGAGATGTGGCAGCGGACGAAATTTAATAAACACAAATAATACGTAAAGATACGTGGAAAAAGATTGACATACGTAATGATACGTGATATAATACAATCATGATAAGGAAAGGAGATACAAAAGATGCCAATGACACCGAGAGAGATGATAAAACATCTCAAGAAAAACGGGTTTGAGGAAATCAGTCAAAATGGTTCTCATGTAAAACTCAAGAATCAGACGACAGGGATAACAGTTATTGTTCCTTATCACTCCAAAGCCATGAAAAAGGGGTTGGAGCAGGCAATATTAAAACAAGCGGGGCTTAAATAGCCCTGCGCCTGAAAAAGAAAGCGGAGGTATTACGTATGGAAAAATTATTTTATCCTGCAATTTTTCACGAGGCGGAAGAAGGCGGTTTTTGGGTATCCTTTCCGGATTTACCGGAATGCTTAACAGAGGGAGATGATATGCAGCAGGCTTATGAGATGGCAGTAGATGCGCTGGGAATCTCTCTTACAAGCAGGAAAGCAGAAGGCGAACTGATTCCAAAACCGACAGAAATAAATAAAGTAGATGCGGAAGACGGAATTTTAGCGGTCGTAGAGTTTGATATGATGGAATATCAGAAGAAACACAATTCACGTGCAATCAAGAAGACGCTTAGTATTCCGGAATGGCTGAACGAAGAAGCGGTTGCCAGAGGAGTTAATTTCTCACAGGTATTGCAGGAAGCACTGATGCTGAAACTAAATATAGGAAGATAGAATAATTTAGAGAGCTTGGAGGCAGGCTCTCTTTTTTTGCGCCGGTGCAAATGCCGGAAGAAAGGAGAAGAACATGAGTATTTGTAGAGGAGTAGCAGGACTTAGAGGTGGAAATCCGAGAGGAATTTTTATTCACAACGATGCAGGATCACAAAATGCAAATGCGGCGTTTTACAGAAAATGGCTGCAAACACATCCGTTAGAAAACGGATTTGCTCACGCTTATGTAGCTAGTGACGGGATCTTGTATGCGGAAGATGATGCCTACGCAGCATGGCACTGCGGGCAGACAGACGGAAACCGGAACTATTATTCGATTGAGGTCTGTCAGAGTACGGGGGATTTGGAAATCTTTAAGAAAAATGAAGAGAATGCGTTGAAGTTGGCGGCGCAGAAGTGTAAGCAGTACGGTATCGTTCCAAGCTCGAATACAATCCGGCTGCACAAGGAGGTATTCGCGACAGCGTGCCCGCACAGATCCGTAGAGATTCACGGAGGGGATTCCGGATGTAAGACATACTTTATTAATAAAATCCGTGAGTATATGGGAATGGACAAGCTGCCGGATGCTCCGGTTGTCAGTGAAGGCGGAAGCAGTGCAGCATCCGGTGATCCTGGCATTGTGTTTACTTATGGTGTTATGCTGACAGATGGAACAATCCTGCCCTTTGTGAATAACCTGTCTGATTTTGCAGGACTTCTGGGTCGTACAATCGCCGGTATCGCGATAAAGGTTAATAAAGGTACTGTAAAATACCGCGTGCATGTAAAGGGCAAAGGATGGTTACCTTATGTAACCGGATGTAACTGGTCTGACGCAAACAACGGCTATGCTGGATATCCGGGAGCTGTGATCGATGCCGTAGAGGTATATTATGATACTCCGGCGGACATTGTTGCAAAATACGGTTATCAGAAAGCGCAGTATAGAGTTGCTCCGATCGGCGGTGGCTACTATCCTTGGCAGTTCGATAATGAAGTAGGAAATGGACAGGATGGATATGCCGGATGTTTCGGCATTGCGTTTGATAAATTTCAGCTGTACTAAAAACATTCCCCGGAGTATCTGCTCCGGGGAGAAATATTGTATCATCTTCATACATTATATAAAGAAGTAACAGTTGTAGGTTTTTACGTTAAGGATACCTTATAGAGATATAAAATGATTTGTATGTTGTTACGAAAAGGTTGACACAATGGGGGTCGAAGGAACTTGGAGATAAAGGTTTGACACCGATCGAGATTCTTCGTTATTTTTACGGAGATGACATGTATATTAATATTGCGCCGGAAATATCAGGTATTCCATCTTCGTGGCCGGGATATGTATTGGAGATCGGGTCAAGCGGAGAAAAGGTGAGGCAGATACAGGAGCAGTTGAATGTAATTGCGGGAGCGTATCCTGCGATACCTAAAATTACGGCAGACGGTATTTACGGTTCAAAAACGGCGGAATCGGTCAGAAAATTTCAGGAAGTGTTTCAACTGCCGCAAACGGGGAAAGTCGACTACAGTACATGGTATAAAATATCCGAAATTTATGTCGGCGTATCCAGAATCGCAGAGTTGACGTAACTTTGAAAAATCGAAAGTGATAGCGGAATCGGCATAGTTCCGGTGAAAATACCTTGACTTATTTTAATGACATATTTATAATGAATAAGGATATTGCAAAAACATGGAAGAGGAATAGTAGGAGTGTATCGTATTCAGAGAACTGCCGGTCGGTGCGAGGCAGAAACGTAAACTGTGAACTCACCTCGGAGTTCTTTCGTTGAACTTCAAGTAGACGAAAGCGGGAATTCCCGTTATAGAATGAATGAGTGCATTTGGTCGGATGAGGATACAGGAACAAAAAAGTTTTCCCGGTCCGGTCGGATGAACAAGAGTGGTACCACGGAAATAAGCCTTTTCGTCTCTTGAGTTTTCAGGAACGGAAGGCTTTCTTTTATGCGTAATATAACGATGAATGAAGGAGAGAAACAT